AGAGAAAAAAAAAAAAAACAAAAGAACACGACAGAAAACAGAGCCGCGCCCCCCCCGGGGTGTTGGGGGGGGGGGGAGAAAGGAGAAAAACGTGAGGATCTTAAAAATAAAAACAAAAACAGGCATCAAGACCGTTTATAACGTGATTGATTGGGGTTGGAACGCAGAAACAGGCGATCTTTACTATAGATCGGGAAAAGAATTGCATCACAAACGCTGTATAAGTGTCGAAGAAATTATAGTATAAAAGGATAGAAAAAAGGATCAATCAAAAACCTGCTACAAACAGTAATTACTGTTTTGAAGTGGGATTTTGACATCTCGAAAAAAAGGATGAAAAAGAGGAAAAACAATGGCAAAAAGAAACGATTACATAACAGGACGGGAAGATGGATTATTAATGGCGCTTGAAATCGTCAAAAATGAGGGTGTCGAAGCGTTGGAAAAAGAAATCAAATTCAGGAATGTCACCGGAATCCGTACCGCCTTAGCAAAAAAAGACATTAACAGGGCGACAATCAAGATCAAAGAACAGACAGTAGACACAGTAACAATCCTTTCCGTGGCAACCCTACATGACGAGTTCGGCTTCGGAACACAAAGATGCGACCGATTTATTAAACGATTTAACAAAAAAGCAGAATGCATCATGGATGACATGGCAAGCTGGAACGATTATATAAAAACGAGCAAAGAAGAGCTAGGGATTGAGCTGGGGATCAGAGAGAACAAGTAAGGGACGAAGAAGAAATTGCAGAACATGACACATATGAATACAACATCTGGAATATACGGGAATTAGATTAGAGTTTTAATGAGGTAGAAGATGAATAGACAAATACTTTTTAAAGCAAAGAGAAAAGATAATGGTGAATGGGTGGAAGGATATTATGTTTATTGCAGGAAACGCCGCTATATTCTCCAGATCCTAAATAAAGAAATAGGTTTTGATGAAAGAGAAAATGAATGGATTGAAATCGACCCCGGCACCATCTGCCAGTACACAGGACTTACTGACAAGAACGGTAATAAGATTTGGGAGAATGATATCTGCAATAGAAAAGAAAAATATCCTGAAATCGTGACATACAATAAAGGAGATTGGCAGTTAGATTACAGTTATGTATTTGGAAAAGAGATGCACACAGACGCTTGCAATCTTGGTTTTTATGTATGTGAAAGGAACTGTGTTGAAGTAATCGGCAACATTTTCGATAATGCAGATTTGTTGGAGGTAGAACGATGAATGTACTAGAGAAGATTCTGGAAGAGATTGAAGAAGCGACATTTCAAGAAGATGCGCCTATTTATATAGGTAATATGGAGGTGGATGGGTATGTGCGGGCGAGTAGGGTAAAAGATATCATTCGTTCACACATGAATGAAAAAGAAAAAGTAACAAGCGCGGAAATAATATCGCGTAAGACTGACGGGAAACCATATTATGGGATCAAGTACAAAAAAGTGGGTGAAGATCATTACACAGTGGGGTATAGCTCGTATTATTTAGACTATGTTATTGATTGGCTTAATAATTGCTTTGAATTTTGCGGAGAGTCTAAGATAGTTGTTAATGTCGGTAAGGACACAAATGTCCCTAGCAATGATGGTTGGATTCCGGTAGAAGAGAGATTGCCGGAAGATTGTGAAGAAATAGTGTTGGTACAAGTAAGCGGAAAACCAGCAGATAACATATTATTTGATAACGCTTTTGAACTTGCACTTTACGAAAAAGAAGAAGGGTGGATGTTAGATAACTATCCAGAATGGAAAAATCCGGATGTGATCGCATGGCAGTCACTTCCAGAACCGTACAGACGATTTAAGAAAGAGTTGTCATAAAAAGGAACACATTATGAGCAGATTTATGAAAGTAGAGTAGGAGCTGATACATTGAGCAACACAAACAAACCAAGCGCCGCCGCGTTGATCCGAGCGCAGGGGCAGCAGTTGAGAAAAGAAACCGTACTAGAATACTGGAAGAGAACGAGAGGCAATAATAATGCAGAAATGGGAAGAAATCGAACAGAAAAAAGAATACCTAGAGGGATACATAAATTCAAAGAATAGAGAAGCTCTAATAAAAGATCAGATACAACAACTAAGACTCGACACGATGTTTACGGCGTTGCAAGGCGATGGGATGCCACGGGGCAGCAGTCAAAAGGATCTATCAGATTACACGGCAAAGATCGAAAGCCTCATGGAGGAGTTAAAAAAAGAATGGGTTGAAAGCGTGATCCGGTACGAACACATCAGAAAAGCAATAAACAAAATGAATGATGAACAAGAAAAAGAAGCACTTACAAGATACTATTTACTTAGAGAAAACAATAAAGCGATACAACGAAAAATGGGAGTAAGTAAGGCGAAACTATACAGAATATATGATAGTGCACTGGAAAACTTTGAAATTTTATAGAAATTTTATAAAATGAGACTCCGTGAGACTCGAAAATGTGATATAGTATAAACTGAATTAAAAGACAAAGAGGGAAATAATCCCCTCAAAACCACGCGCAGGGACGCTCGAAAGGGCGTCTTTTCTTGTATCGCGAATCCGGGTGGGATATAATAAGAGAAAAGCGCGTGGAGGGATTTTATGAAAATCGAAAACAAAGAGATGCTACTGTATAGCATGAATAAGGCATACGAAGAGTTGAAATGCGCAATGATAGAATACAATACGAACGAAAAAGAAGTGTATTTTCGACTCGGGAGTTGTCTACACTGGATAATGGACTGCTATGAACGAGTGAAAGAAATAGTACCGGAAGAACAAAAAATATTATTTCTTTCGCTGGCAGCGGCGAATAACGCACAAAAGCACTTGAAAGAGTTTGAAAAGATGAGCGTGATTACGGGGAATGGATATCCGAAACAATACCCAAAACGATACGGAGTAAAATATACATGGAAATCGCTCGAAGAAGTACCGCTAAATTCGAGAACCGAAAAGAAACTGTATCAAGAGAAGCTGCTCGGGAGAATATTATGAAAACATTAACGGAAGCAAAAAGGCAAATCGAGGATTATTTTGAAAGAGAGTGATGACATGTTTTGCAATTACGATCAATACAAAGATAAAGAGGTAGTTAAAAAGCATGAGCAACTTTTAAAACAACTAGGGGAAAAAGACAGAGTATTTTCGCTGGAATGGAACGAAGAAAACATTACACTGATGGAATGCTGTGACTATTGTTTCGGGCATGATTTAACCAAAGAAGAGTGCAAAGAATTATCGGAAGTATTCCGAGAGTTAGCAGAAGAGCTGGAGAAATAAAGAACAGCGGAAACAAATAAAAGAATCGAAGAAAAGTAAACAGAGAAATACAAAGGGCAGCAGGCGAAAGTCGGCTGCTTTTTTGTATATAAAGAAAAAGGATGAAGGCATGGTATACAGACCGGATCGAGATGGATCACACCGAGGAGCGTTTGAACGGAATAAGAAGAAAATATATGCAACACAGACGGTATGCGGGATATGCGGGAAACCGGTTGACTTCGGATTAAAATATCCGCATCCGTTGTCGCCGTGCATAGATCATATTATCCCGATAGCAAAAGGGGGACATCCATCAGATATAAACAATCTTCAGCTTGCACACTGGACGTGCAACAGGCAGAAGAGTGACAAGTTGATAAAGCGGAGAGACAAAGAAAAGGATGAAGTTATAAGCAACAGAGTGTTGCCGCACACGTTTGATTGGAAAAATATAAGACGCAGTAAATAGGAAATAAGGGGGCATACCACCCCTATACACGGGCATGGATGTACTTCACGCTGTCACTGTGAAAAAAAACACACGCTAAAAGAAAGGAAGCTAATATGGCAGATTACAGAGGGGTAAATTATTTACGAAGACGTTTACAGATAAAGAGCGAACGAGTGAAAATGCGTTACAAATACTATGAAATGAAGAACAGGGTGAAGGATTTTCAGATATCGACACCGCCAGAATTGAGAAACGTACAGTCGGTTCTCGGATGGTGCGGGAAAGCAGTGGATAACCTTGCAGACAGGATTGTATTCAGAGAATTCACAAATGATAATTTTGACATCGGAGAAATTTTTTTGATGAACAACCCAGATACATTTTTTGACAGCGCCGTACTGTCAGCGCTTATTTCTTCATGCTGTTTTGTTTATATATCAGTAGACAAAACAGGATTTCCGAAATTGCAAGTAATAGACGGCGCGAATGCAACGGGGATCATAGACGATAGCACAGGTCTGTTGGTGGAAGGTTACGCCGTACTCGAACGAGATAAAAACAAAAACCCGAAAACAGAAGCATATTTTACAAAAGGTGACACATGGATATACAGAAAAGGAGACGAGACGCCGGAGAGAATTAAAAACAACGTACCACACCCACTTCTTGTCCCGATCGTATTCCGGCCGGATGCGGTAAGACCGTTTGGTCATAGCAGGATCAGTCGAGCGTGCATGGATATTGTCAACAGTGCAATGAGGACGGTAAAACGATCAGAAATTGCGGCAGAGTTTTACTCGTTTCCGCAAAAATATGTAGTTGGAACTGACCCTGATCTAGAACCGATTAACAAATGGAAGGCTACAATGTCGAGCTTGTTGGAATTTACGAAAGGCGAGGGCGGCGACAAACCGCAGCTAGGGCAATTTGCGCAGCAAAGCATGTCACCTCACAACGATCAGCTAAAAATGTTTGCCGGATTATTTGCCGGAGAGACAGGTCTAACGCTGGACGATCTAGGGTTTGTAACAGACAATCCAAGCAGTGCGGAAGCAATCAAGGCAAGTCACGAAAATCTTAGACTAATCGCAAGAAAAGCGCAGAGGACGTTTGGCACAGGTTTTTTAAACGCGGGATACATCGCGGCGTGCTTGAGGGATAACTACCCGTACGAGCGGAGGCAGTTTTATTTAACAAAACCAAAATGGGAGCCGGTCTTTGAACCGGACGCGGCCGCATTGAGTAGTTATGGAGACGGAGCTATAAAAATCAATCAGGCAATCCCGGGATATATTACACAAGATAAAATGAAAGATTTCACGGGGATATAAGAGGGGATAAATGAAAGATATCGCACCGGAATTACTGGAAAAAATAAAAAAAGATTTTGAAAAGAAATTAAAAAAAAGCGAGACGATCAAAGCGTTTCGAGAAAAGGTTAAGAAAAAAACAGCGACATATAAAGATGCGAATGATTTTGCGATCGAAACAGGGGAACTACTAGCGGATGCGTTTCAAAGCAATTTATCAAAAGAAATATTACCGGATGGCAAAATGTATTACAATATCGCTGACAGGGTAATAAGGGAACGACTGGAACATAATTATGATATTACAGCAGAGGCAGCAGTAGAAGTTCAAAAGATATTAAACGAAAAAGCAGGAATCGGAATCAAAGCCATAAAACCGGAAATGAACGAAGATAGGGTTCGAGGAATTATTAACATCGTATCAGGAGGAAAATACGAGGATGTCGCGTACATACTAGGAGAAGCGGTCGTAAACTTTACGCAATCTGTAATAGATGCAGCGGTAAAAGAAAATGCAGATTTTCACTTAAAAGCAGGGTTAAGACCGAAAATCAGAAGAACATCAACAGGAAAATGCTGCGAATGGTGCAACAGGCTTACAGGGGTATATGATTACGAAGCTGTATCGGACACCGGAAACGATGTGTTCAGGCGGCACAAGCATTGTAGGTGTACCGTAGAGTATGACGCTGGAGACGGAAAAGTAACAAATGTACACACAAAGAAAACGACAGACAAGAAAGATGTAAACAGAAGAATAGAGAATACGAAAGAGTGGTCTAACAAGCAAAAAAGTGATAAGATAAAAGAAACGCCAAAGGAAAAAGAAAAAAGGATCAAAGAGGAAAACGGACTCGATCTTGCTTCAAGAATATCAGGACACCCCAAAATGTTAAGCGCGTATACACCGAGAGGTTTATACTACGCACTGAAAGAATCGGGATATGAGATAAAACCTTTAAAAGGGGAAAATTACAGAGATATTCCATTTGAAGAGGACGGAGGATACAGGGTAAACTTCGGGGGAGATGGATTATTAATGTATCACCCAGGAGAAAGAAGTCATCACGGAGGTGAATACTATAAAATTTCTACAGGAGAAGGAGGTGTGAAAAGATATGATATCAACGGAAAAGAAAAAGAAGATTGACGAAAGATGCAAGGCGTTAGAAAAAGAATTTGAAAGAAGATACAAGAAAGAAACAGAAGTGCGAGGGAAAAAGTGCTTTGCCGTAAGAGAGGACGAGTTTTTTATTGTATCGGGGCTGAGTTGGGCAAACGCGATCGTATTAGAACACGCATTCTCAAAAACAGAAGTGGAAAAAAACATGTTTGAGGATGGAAAGCTGTTCTACATGGAAGAAATGAATGAAAAAGAAATGTTTGAAAAAATGATAGAAGAGATCGAAGGGTGAGGCGAAATGGCAAAAGACGATTATTTTGTAATTGTATACAAGATACTATCGTACTTGTATGTAAAATTGAAATCGGGGGAAGATGTAAATCCAAACATGATTACTCACGACAATCAACTACTGCAGATCAACCGGAAATACTGGGATTATATCATGAGAAATTTAATTGAAGACAGATATATAACATGCGAAACAGAAAAAGTGTGGGGCAAAGAATTGATTTATGATTTAAAAACGGCAGAGATCACACCGGAAGGGATTGCGTATGTGTGCAACAACTCCTTGATAGAGAAAGCGAAAGAATTTTTGAAAGACATAAAAGAAATAACTCCATTTATTTAAGCGCGCGAAAAGCGCGGTTTTTTTTTACAATTTTAAAAAAAACCCTCTTGCAAAGAGGGGGGTGTGCTT